TGAGAGCGGTGCAAACAACAAAGTGTCTCACATCGGATGAGTCTGTCGCTGCGATCACTAGTCACGTGACTTCTGCCCTGCAGAAGTCGCCGCGCAGTGTTCGTACTCCAGACTCGATCCCCAGATCCAACTCCAGCTGCTTCGAGTGCAGAGGCACTCGAGGCGGCGTGACAGGATACCTTGAGGAGGCAGCTAGGGCCTACCTTCACGGTAGGTTTGGGTGTAAGTCTTGGTTCCGGTTTCCGTGCGGGGGGATGCACTCGATTGGTGAGCTTAACGCTTACTATCGAGTCATCCCCTCTGCGCCAGCGGAGGGTTCCGGACCCTTGACTATGCCAGTGATCCCAGCTGAGCTGACTGCGGAAGCAGCCGACTCGCTTGGGTCTCACTGTCTGCGGAAAGTTGGTCACCTCTTCCTTTCGGGGAGGTGGTCCAACCGGAAGCAGTACCCAGTCCCAACTGACCCCTCTAGAGAGACCGAGGTGCTCCGCGCACTCGGTGTCCTCGTACTCCGGGTCTGCCGGACCAACTGTAAGGTTGGCCCGCGCTCTCGGGTCGAGGCACTGAGGTCGCCAGGCCTGAAGGTTCGCGTGGTCGGTGTTCCGGACGCCCTCACTTTCGTGGAGGGCGACTGGATCCGCCGGTCGTGCTACCTTCTTGCCCCTGGACACTGGGTGGTGAAAACCGGCCCAGGCGCGGCACCAGAGTCTCTCAGCCATCTCGGTGATGGTGAGACGTTCGTCTCCCTCGACTTGTCGAAGGCGACGGACGGTCTCTCCCACCGTTTGATGGAAGGTATCCTGTCTGGGCTCGTCGCCGCGAAGGTCATCCGTACAACGGATAAGTGCTTCGCGCGACGGTCCCTGGGGTTGGATCCGCTTACCGAGTGGTCCGTTCGTGGTGTCCAACATCACACGGATCACTGGAAAGCGGAAAGGGGAAGTCCGATGGGCACGCCTCTGTCCTTTATTGTTCTCTCGTGGGCCAGCTCGTGGTTCGCATCCACGTTCAGGCGGGGCCGTCACCATGGTGACGACGCTGTCTGCCGTGGACCATTGTCCCGGCTGGATGAGCTTGACTTCCGTGTCCTTGACGCGGGAGCCAAGCTCAACCTTGCCAAGACTTTCACGTCTCAGTCCGGGTGGACTATGTGTGAAGTTGCGAGTTGGCCTCGAGGGAACAATACGGATGTCTTCATCGCTCCTCC